TCGTATAAAGATATTCCAGAGAAAAGGATACAGAGTGCATTTACGCATATTGCAGTCACAAGGAGAAGCTTGTTGCAAAGACTGTCCTCTGAAGGACTGCTTAAAGAAATGATTACTGCAAAGGTGGTTGAAGCTACCATTAAAAGTGTTGTTTGTATTTTGAATACCCATTCTGTTCGTTCATCCAGAGAACGCATGTAGAGTCTGATTAGATTTCTTTCACTACTCATGCTTACTTAATTTTAAATGTGGCAATGCAAAGTTAAGTAAATCTCCCGAATAAAGCGTGATGCCGCCAATCGGATTGGCTCGGGAGAGCTCAAATACTAATCATTAAAATTTTATAGCGATGAAAAAGCGAATAATCACAGAAAACTACACTCCGGCTTTGAGAGATATGGAGGTAGGGGAAGTTCTAACTTTTCCGGTTAAGGCGTATAATTCCATAAAGGGGACAATTATCCCCCGATTGAGATTGGAGTTCTGCGTTGAGGATGCTGACTGGAAAGTAGGGGAGGTTGACAAGAGGAAAGGTATTTTTGATGTGGAAAGGGTCGCATGATGATTTCCCTTTCTCCTACGGAACTGCTTGTCGCGAATGAGTACTGCAAGGGGCTTGCCGACAAGGAGGTGGCGGGCAATCTGAATAAATCGGTTTGGACTGTCAAGACCCAGAAAAGAACGATATACCGGAAGTTGGGTATTTCCAAAGATACGGAACTGCTTCTGTATATGATTTGCGATAGGCTTAAGCGTGATTTTGACTTGAAGGAATTGCGCAGGCACGGGCTTGAATTCCTATTCTCCATTCTATTCTTATTGATGCAGGTCACTTGCAATGATATTGATTTACGGAGAATGAGAATACCATCACGGGTACGGACAGCTATGCGATATATAAGGACTGGCCGAAAGAATAATAACGACTTTATTTTTTAACGGTATGATATACGAAGTGAATGGTGATTTACGCAGTTCCATGTTGATTGACGGGACAGCGGAGGCGAGATTAGCAGACATCCTCACTATTATGGATTCTCGCACTTTTCCAAAGAGAGAATCTGAAAAAATAGTAGGAGGTCCGGGCAGGTTAAGAGTGTTGGTAAATACTCAAAGAGTGAGAGTTGAGTATAAATCTAATGGGAGAAGCTATTACAATGCTTCGGATGTGTTGAGCTTTGCAAAAGTAAGAAAGGGAAAGAACAATGAAAAGAAGAATCATTATAAACGTGCTACTGCTTAACGTATTGGCACTACCATGTTTATTGATGTTTAATGATGTAGACTCGGTAACGGGAGACTGGAATTATGGTATAAACCTTTTTGGCCTAGTGTATTCGTATTGGTTTTATCACAATGTCCTGAAAAAGGTGTTCAAGATATAGACCTCAGCGGAGGAAGTGTTTCACACATAATTAGATTGATTTAGAATTAGACATGGGAGTTGTCTCTACTCGTGAGAGCAGGGACAGACACGGGCAATTAGCTCAGCTTGGTAGAGCGGTACATGTAGTTAGTATTGGTAATTTGTCATGGTATTGTTTAAAGGTTTCATGTACAGGTCGCGGCGTTCAAATCCCGCATTGTCCACAAGCTTTTTATTGTTTAATCTATAATTCCGTTGTAAAGGACAACGTGAGGTGAGAGTCCTCATTTAAGTTTTTATTTTGCTTTTGTTTTAAGTGACTATCCCGGTGTGGCTTGACCGCCTATCCGGGAGCAACTTTATTGACCTGCCTGCCCAGTCTGTGAAGATATGGTAGGCAAATATGGGCGTTCGGTGTAATGGCTAACACAACTCATTTGAGGAGATTGGCGGTTCGAGTCCGTCAACGTCCACAATCCAAGAGAGGGTTATTTAGTAGTTTTGTCGTGTTTTATTTTTTGTTTGTGTTTCAAGGTGAACGGTTTGTGAAAATAGTTCACCTATTCTGGGAACGTAGCTCAGTGGATAGAGCACCGTGTGTGGTGGAAGGTTGAGAGTTCGATTCTCTCAAGTAGATTCTTAGCTTAATGGGAGAGCACCACAAGCGGCGGTCGGTGGTTCGAATCCATCCGTTTCTACAAGCCTTTATGAGAGAAAATCCGCTTTTAGTCCGAGAGTAGGGCGAAGATAGCGCAGGGAATCATCCGCGCAGCATCGGTTAGCCGTTGACTCTATCTGAAAGGTAATGCGAAATCGGATAGGATTAGGAGTATTTGTCGTTTGCGCCCCGGAGAATACGCTTCGGGGCTTTCCTTTGGCTATTTTTTTATTAACCACTTTAATATTTTCTATTATGGGACTTATCAAAAGACCTAACGAGCTGACCGTTAAGACTACCTTGTCAGCACTGATTTACGGCCAACCTGGCATGGGAAAAACAACTCTTGCATTATCGGCTCCCAATCCGGTATTGTTCGATTATGACGGCGGTATTCACCGTGTCAATGCCGCCCATCGTGTACCGACCGTCCAGATTACAAGCTGGGACGAGACGAACCAGGTACTTTCGTCCGAAGAAATCAAGGAGTTTTCCACTATTGTGATTGATACTGCCGGAAAGATGCTTTCTTTTATGGATAAGGCGATTATGGCAGCGAATCCGAAGATGAAGAAAGCGGATGGTACCCTTTCCCTGCAGGGTTATGGAGTACGTAAGAACATGTTCATCAACTTCGTTAATCAAGTCACACTCATGGGCAAGTCTGTTATCTTCGTGGCTCATGAACGGGAGGAGAAAGTAGGCGACGAAAAACAGATACGTCCGGAGATTGGCGGTTCGTCCGCAGGTGACTTGATTAAGGAGCTGGATTTGGTCGGCTATATGGAGGCTATCGGTAAGGACAGAACGATTTCTTTTGACCCCTGCGAGAAGTTCTACGGGAAGAATACTTGTAATCTTCCTTCACGTATCAAAATTCCCGTAATCATTGATGAGTCTGGTACCGTAACGGGTGAGAATGATTTCATGACGAAAATCATCAGTACTTATAAGGAGTATCAGACGAAGCAGACGGAACTATCTTCCGAATATGATGCAGTTCTTGATGCTATCCGTGACGCAGTGGAACAAGTGACTGATACACAATCTGCCAATTCTGTTCGGGAAGCTTTAGATACCATGACGCATATCTTTGACAGCAAGGTACGGGCAGGCATGATGCTCAATGAGAAGTGCAAGAGACTTGGCTTGAAGTTTAACAAACTCAGCAAAAAGTATGAACCAGCAGCCTAAATACAGATTCTACCCGTCACTGCTTGATAAATTCGAGCAGTATTTACGGGCTGATGAACAAGTAGAGAGCTTCTGGAATGTCGATAATGAAACGGGGGAATATAAGAAAAGTCCGGAAGTAATTGAAGCGGAGCTGAAGCAAAGCCTACTTGATGCGATAAACCGTGTCCCGTTTGAGAGTGAGGCTGCTGATAAAGGAACGGCCTTTAATGCTGTCATAGACTGCTATATCCACAAGAAAAAGCATATACCAAGCGAACGGGAGCCATACACCATTATCGGTGATGGAGAAACGAATACCATTCAGGTATATTTTCCTGCTACTGATATCGCGCCAGAGCGTAATTTCTTATTTGACCGTAGCTGGTGTATAGAGCAGTCGAAGTATTTTTCCGGTGCATTGTCCCAAGTCTTTGTGTCCGCAGTCATTCCCACTCGCTATGGTGATGTGGAGCTTTATGGGTATATAGATGAGCTCGTTCGTGATACTGTATATGATATCAAGACAACATCTAAGTATGATTTTGGCAAGTATGAACACGGCTGGCAGCGCCATGTATATCCTTACTGTCTGATTGCTTCCGGTCAGATGGAAAGCGTGAAAGCGTTTGAGTACACTGCCTATCAGATGAAGGGCGGTACCAGCCGGACGCCACTAATTAGCGGAACGCAATACCCGGAATACTACACTTATAACCATGAACAGACGATTAAGCTGCTTACGGCACACTGCGAGCATTTCATAGAGTTTTTGGAAGCAAACCGAGACATTATTTCTGATAAAAAAATCTTTGGATTAGAGTAATGGCACAAGAAGCAATTCTGGAAAAGGTCAACGGCGAGGTACACATAAGCAAGTCTTTTGACTTCATGTGTTCCCAGCTTCGTAATGGTCGGTATCGTGTAAAAATCGAAAGGTTCACAGAGCCAAGGACGCTGTCACAGAATGCGCTTATGTGGTTGTGGTTTACTTGTATTGAGCAGGAGACCGGGACGGACAAGCAGGATGTACACGATTACTATTGTAACCGCTTTCTCAGAAGGACTTCGTATTTCAGAGGAAAAGAAATGGTCATTGCCGGAAGCACATCGAAACTCAATACAGTGCAGATGACTGACTTTCTAAATAAGGTTCAGGCCGATGCTGCTGCCGAACTGGGAATAACGCTCCCTCTTCCGGCTGACCGTTACTATAACGAATTTATCAACGAATATAAAGACAGGAGGTAGAAATGAATATCACCAAAGCAAAAATCACGAAAGACAACACGCTTGTTGCCTCTTTCAAGAACGAGAATGAGGACAATGTAACCATTGAGGGAAAGAATCTTATCCATAAGGATTTGCGTGCAGCGTTTAACGAATTGATTCCTCACCTTGCTTTCCTCTGTGAGCAGAAAGAAGCTGATGGAAAGGACTACATAGATGAACTGCCGGAAGAAATCTTCTCTACATTCGAGGTCACGGGCTACACAGTTAGCGGTTCGGATGACAATGAAGGTGTGGTATTGGTTGGAAAACGTTTTCTTAAAAGTAAGAAGGTGCTTAACCTTATAGCTCCGTTTACCATGTTCAACAATGAGAACGAGGAATATAAGCATGCATTCGAACTGCAGCAGGCAATTGAGGCATGTATTTATGAGGTGGAACAGTATCTTACCGCTAAGAAATGGGCGGTAGTCCAGCAGGAACTTCCGTTCGATGGGGATATTCCTACGGACATTGCAGCCGACCCGGTGGGAGATGCTGCATTTGAAGAGGAAGCGAATGAGTTCCTTAAACAAGTAGTGGAACAGAGTGGCACTACTCTGACGATTGACGGGAAGAAAGTGAAGCCGAGAAACAAAAGTAAAAAAGTGAAGATTAAAGAGCCGGCAGCTTGATATGGCAGCACCTTTTTGTATCACCAAATATCCGGACGGCTTCAAACTGAAATTCATGTATCATCCGATGTTGGTTAAATGCGTGAACAATATTCCATCAGTCAAGGCTAACGCAAAGAAAGCATATCTTTTCAATGAAAAGGCGTGGTGGGTTGACTTGGCTGATGAATGGTATGTTGATACAATGGCGAAATGGGCGGTACAGCAGGGATTCTGCGGTTCCGTGCAACGGTCGGAGCAAAGAAAGGCTGATATAAGCTTTGACATTGCTCCGATGCCGCAGCTGACCGTTCCCCACGGATTGCTACTTGAACCGTACGATTACCAGAAAGAGGGCATAGCCTATGCTCTGGTCCATAAACGGTGTATCTTCGGTGACCAGCCGGGACTCGGTAAGACCTTGCAGGCAATAGGCACGGTGACGATTGCAAAATCCTATCCGTGCCTTGTTGTATGTCCGGCAGCACTTAAAATAAATTGGCAGCGTGAGTTCAAGAAATTTGCTGGAAAGCAGGCGCTAATCCTTGATGACAAGAACAAAAATACTTGGCAGCGCTTCATTGAAACCAAGTGTTGTGACATCTTCATCACTAACTACGAGAGCCTGAAAAAGTTCTTTGTATTGGATGTGAAGAATGATACGCGGTTTACGCTGAAATCAATCACCTTTGACCCACGTATAACCCTTTTCAAGTCTGTAATCATTGACGAGTCGCATAAGTGCAAGTCTACCAAGACCCAGCAGAGCAAGTTTGTTGAGGGCATTTGTAAAGGCAAGGATTTCATTCTTGAACTGACGGGAACACCGGTAGTAAACGATAATACTGACCTTATACAGCAACTCAAGATAATGGGACGGTTGGAGGATTTTGGAGGGTATAAGACATTCACCGAACGTTTCTGTAATGGGCCGAAGAAAGCCTCCAATCTAAAAGAACTGAACTGGCGCCTCTGGAATACCTGCTTCTTCCGGCGTGAAAAAGCCAAGGTATTGACCCAGCTTCCGGACAAGACGAGGCAGTATATTGAGATGGATATCACTACGCGGTTGGAGTATGAAAAAGCGGAAAACGACCTCATACAATATCTGCGTGTCTACAAGAATGCGGATGATGAGAAGATAGCCAAGTCCATGAGGGGCGAGGTGATGGTCCGCATGGGAATATTGAAAGCCATTTCTGCGCGTGGAAAAATCAAGGCGGCTGCCGAATTCATACATGACGTGATAGACGGTGGGGAAAAGCTGATTGTCTTTGCCTACCTGAAAGAAGTGGTAATGGAGCTGAAGAATATGTTTCCGAAAGCAGTGACTGTTACCGGCGAGGATAATGCTGCCCAGAAGCAGATGGCTGTGGATGCTTTCCAGAACAATCCGGATTGTACGTTGATTATCCTTAACTACAAATCGGGCGGTACCGGGCTCACCTTGACTGCTTCCAGCCGTGTAGCCTTCATCGAGTTCCCATGGACTTTTTCTGACTGTGAGCAGGCGGAAGATAGGGCACACCGTAATGGGCAGAAGAATAACGTCAACTGTTACTATTTCCTTGGCAGGAATACCATTGATGAATACATGTATGGTGTTATCCAACGGAAGAAAGGCATAGCTAACGGTGTCACCGGAACGGACGATGTGGTTAAGGAGAATGTGGTAGATATGGCTATGGACTTATTCAAAGGTAAATTATGAGAAAAAGACAGACTACACCGCAATCGGAAAGTCAGATACAGCATAGCTGTCTGACTTGGTTCCGGATTCAATACCCGTCTTTGAGTCTTATGTTGTTCGCCGTTCCCAACGGAGGAAAGCGTGATGCCAGGACTGGAGCACAAATGAAGTACGAGGGAAGTGTAAGGGGTGTTTCCGATTTGATACTGCTTGTACCTAAGAAAGGATTTTCCGCTCTTTGCATCGAAATGAAGAGACCGAAAGGGAAACAAAGCGAGGAGCAGATAAGATGGCAGAGAGAGGCTGAAAAGTTCCGAAATAAATATGTGGTATGCCATTCTCTTACTGAGTTTATGAATGAAGTCAATTCTTACCTATTATGAACTATATTGAGCTAATAAAGAACTTCTGGTTGCAACATAACGCATATTCGCTAACTGTCACAGAAACCGCTTTGTATTTCTACCTGTTAGAAACTAACAACCTCTGTAGGTGGGCGAATACGTTTAACCGTAACAATGGTAAAGTTCTTGCAGACCTTAGCATAGCCTCTCTAAAGACTTTGTCAAATGCTCGGAATAGATTAAAACAAGTAGGATTGATTGACTTCAAAACGAAGAATGGAAGCCCGAATGTAGTGTACACCTTGGTAAAATTTACCGAGGTTGGTGCCGAGGTTGGTGCGCAGGTTGGTGCCGAGGTTGGTGCCGAGATAATAAAACATAAACATAAACAAAAACAGGTGGGTAATTCTGGCGAGTTATTCCCACCGGACCAACCTCCGAAAAAGAAACCTCCGAAACCCAAGGTAGAGTTCATTCCACCTACCGCCGAAGAGGTGAAAGAGTATTTCCGTGATAAACTTCCCGATTGGGAACTGCAAGCGGATATTTTCTACAATCACTTTTCCGGTCTCGGTTGGAAAACTGCTACCGGTGCCAAGGTGGAACGTTGGGACAGTCGGGCCAATCTTTGGATAATCGAGAAAAAACAACAGGACAATGGAAAAACAGAAAATCAATCCCAAAGACAAAACAATCGGGATGCTGATAAGGCAGCAAAGGCAAGAAACCTCCTTGACGAATATGCAGCCATCGAGCAGGGAAGTAATGCTATCAGCCATCAAGGAGAAATACCCGACCTTTAGTAAGGCTTCTGCCGTATATTCGACATCACTCCAGTCTATGCTTCTTGCAGATACCGAGAAAGCGTACAGCGAGAAGTCTCCCACGCTGTCAGACCTTGAACGGATGTACGGATATGGTTCCTCGTCTCTGTGGGTAAAGACGCAGTTACTAACCATTGATTTTGCTTCCTCTACGAAGGAGGGGGCCGATGAAAATGCCTTGAGTGAATTTTCACGGCTGTTCGTTAGGCAATACCACTACATCAAACTGACGGAGTTCATATTGTTTGTCGCACGGTTCAAGCTGGGAAGGTATGGTAAGTTCTATGGTTATTTCGATACGATAACCGTTGGCGAAGCATTTCGGAAATTTCTTCGGGAACGGTCAGATGAACTGGATATTATCATTCGTCGACGCAATAACCAAGCTTTGGAGGAACAACAAGCTCCGGTAAAACGGAATCACCAACCGCCCGACGACTTACGGGCAAAACTGAATTTGAAATGAAAGAGACCAAACTGATAGCGACTATTCTGTCAATCCTGGCAGTATATGCCGCTTTTTATTTTGTCTGCTACTGGATAGCGGACTATTGTTTAAGGAGTTATTTGTAACGCAATTATGGAAAACAAAACTTTCAAGGACGTAATCAAAAATCATCTTGACGGACGTGCTAGGACTGACGAACTGTTCGCCAAGTCCTACGCAAAAGAAAACAAGAATTTGGATGAGTGCTGTTCCTACATCATGGGCGAGGCGCGGAAACGGGGTAATGCTGTAGCCATGACAGACGAGGAGGTATTCGGGATGGCTATCCACTATTATGATGAGGATGACATCAAAGTGAGCAAGATGCCTGCTGGAACCTGTGCATCCATCTCCACATTTCAACCCGTAGAACTGACGGAAGAGGAGAAGAAAGCGGCTCGTGAAGCGGCGATAAAACGTTTGACCGAAGAGCAATATGCATCGCTTAGGAAAAAAACGTCACGAGCAAGGAAAGGAGCAACTGAAGTACAACAGATGTCATTGTTCTAAATTATGGATGGTATTCTGTCTGGTAAGATTTGCCCTTATTGTGGTAATCGTACCGAATATGTGGATAGTTCTGTTATTTATGGACGTTCTTACGGGATGATATATCTATGCTGGGATTGTATGGCTTATGTCGGTGTGCATAAGGGTACAGACCGAGCGTTAGGACGACTGGCAAATACAGAACTAAGGGAAGCCAAGAAAAAAGCCCACTTCTACTTTGACCAAATAGCTAAGACCAATCTTATCAATAAAATTTGGAAGAAACATATCCCCAACACTTCAAATAGGAATAAAGCTTATTTGTGGTTATCTATTCAATTAGGAATACCACATGAAGTTTGTCATATTGGTATGTTCGATGTGGAAGATTGCAAGAGAGTTGTTGAACTGTGTAAACCATTGATAGGACAATGAAACCGAGGACGAAATTAGAGAAGCACTCAGTGGCATTGGCAGGCAAGTTACCGCCATTGACGGATGCGCAACGGAGATATGCCATTTCTCTGTTCCCTCAAGTGGGTTACTACTTGAAGAAAGGTGAAGTGTGGTGCCAGTGTTGCGGCTATATCGACACGGTGAGTAAACCGATGCTGGCTGTGTCGTTGGAAATGGAATCTCACATTTGCCCGAACTGCGGGAAATCATTGAATTTGGAACACAGACATGGCAGGAAGGCCAATTCCGAAGAAAAGCTTTATTCGGTAGTGCAATCCTTTCGTGGCATGATGGTAGTACGGACGTTCGATGTACTGCGTGATAATGTGTACGGTTGCGATACCCGTATGTACATCCATGAGGTATTCCAGAATTGGATAACGGATGACGGCAAGGAAGTGATAACCGGGAAGAAATACACCCGTAGCCCGTTTCATTTCAGTTGGGATTACGCTAGCAAGACAGATGCCAAGCAGCACAACGGAAGTGCTTCCGGGTATTATGAGATGAACGATGTCTTTGATGTGACGGGAAATTTTCTCTATCCGCGTGCATCAGTCACTTCCTTGCTTCGGCGCAACGGCTGGACCAATAGGATTCTGAGACTGCCACGGGTTTCGGTAGTGAACGCTATATGTCAGCTACTTACCAACCCTTTAGCCGAGAATCTGGTAAAGACCGGGCAGTTGTCCGTCTTTGAATACATGTTACGTAAGGGCAACTACGAGATACCGTTCCGTCATGCGTTGAATATCTGCAACCGGAACCGTTACATCATCGAGGACGCTTCTTTATGGTTCGACTATCTGGAAGCGTTGTCCTATCTCAACCTTGATACCCATAATGCCAAATATGTTTGCCCTTCCAATCTTCGGGAAGCGCACGACAAGATGATGGAGCGCAAGCGCAGGGCGGAGGTGAAGCGTAATGCAGAGAAAAGACGTAAGGAGGCTGCTGAGTGGGAGAAGGTGTATAAGGAGGATAAAGGGAAGTTCTTCGGTGTGTGCTTCAGTGATGGTGAGATAATGGTGACGGTGATAAGCAGTGTTGCCGAGATAGCGGAAGAAGGTGCGGCAATGCACCATTGCGTATATGACAATGGCTATTACAAGAGGCCGGATTCTCTGATACTTTCTGCAAAGGACACCGAAGGGAAACGCATCGAGACTGTGGAACTGAATTTGAAAACTTTGAAAGTAGAGCAGTCAAGGGCGGTATGCAATGGTGTTTCGCCTTATCACAATCGTATCATTGGTCTTGTGGAGAAGAATATAAATCTAATTAAATAACGAATGACAGCATGAAAGAATATATAGAATTTCTGAAAGACAAGATGGCCATCAGCCATCAGACCGGGTTCGAGGTCAATCCGGATGATTTAACCCCATCGTTATATCCTCATGTGAAAGATACTGTTCGCTGGGCGGTGTCCGGTGGTTGCCGTGCGATATTCTCCAGTTTCGGTATGCAGAAAACCGTAACTCAGTTGGAGATACTTCGGGTAGTCCTGAAACACAAAGGTGGCAAAGGACTGATAGTATGTCCCAAGCGTGTAGTCGTTGAGTTTCTTACACAAGCGGAACAACATCTGCACATGAAAGTGACCTACGTACGAACTATGGCTGATGTGATGATATGCCCGACTGACATCATGGTTACGAACTACGAGCGTGTGCGCGACGGTGAAGATGGTGTAAGAATAGAACCTTCCTACTTCACCGCAACATCATTGGATGAAGCGAGCGTATTACGTGGTTTCGGTACCAAGACCTATCAGGAGTTCCTTCCCTTGTTTGCGGATGTTCCCTACCGCTTTGTCGCCACCGCCACGCCATCGCCCAACAGATACAAGGAACTGATACATTATGCCGGTTATCTCGGTGTGATGGATACCGGGCAGGCACTTACCCGTTTCTTTCAGCGTGACAGCACGAAGGCGAATAACCTTACCCTTTATCCGCACAAGGAGAAGGAGTTCTGGTTGTGGGTAAGTACATGGGCGTTGTTCCTCACCAGACCGTCCGACCTTGGTTACCCCGATACCGGATATGAATTGCCGGAACTGCGTGTACATGAAGAAGTGGTTAGTGTTGATAACTCCACTGCCGGAACCGACCGTGACGGACAAGTGAAGATGTTCCGTGAGGCTGCTCTCGGACTTGCTGACGCAGCGAAAGAACGTCGGGACAACATGCAGGAAAAGATTGTCCGTGTGGTGGAAATCATTAACCGTCCTGAAAACAAAGACGACCATTTCCTTTTATGGCATGACCTGGAGAATGAACGGAAGGCTTTGTGTGATGCCATACCCGGATGTAAGGCTGTGTACGGCTCGCAGGATGATGAGGAAGCCGACGAAGTGATAGCGGACTTTAAGGACGGCCGTCTGAAGTATTTGGCTGCCAAACCGGAGATGCTTGGTGAGGGTCTGAACTTCCAGTACCATTGCCATAAGGCAATCATGTTCATCGACTACCGTTTCAACGACAAGTTCCAGGCAATAGCCCGTATCTACCGTTTCATGCAGCAGCATCCCGTAGACCTTTACTTGGTGTATGCCGAAAGCGAAGGTGAAATATTTAAATCATTCATGCAGAAGTGGGCGCAACATCGGGAGATGGTAGCCAAGATGACCGATATAGTCCGCGAGAACGGTTTGTTCGGTTTACAGGCAGAGGAAAAGATGATGCGGTGGATGTTTGCCAGCAGGGAAGAAAAGTCCGGTAAACTTTGGAGGGCCATAAATAACGACAATGTTCTTGAATGTCAGACTATGGAAAGTAATTCGGTGGACTTGATTGTAACCAGCATCCCGTTCTCCAACCACTATGAGTACACTCCGACCTATAATGACTTCGGGCATAATGAGGACAACGGCAAGTTCTTCGAGCAGATGGATTATCTTACACCGGAGCTTATGCGTATTCTTAAACCCGGTAGGTTAGCTTGCATCCATGTGAAAGACCGTGTTTTGTTCGGCAACGCCACTGGTGACGGTATGCCCACCATCGACCCGTTCAGTGAAATGACTGTATTCCACTACATGAAATACGGGTTCCGTTACATGGGGCGTATTACAGTGGATACGGACGTGGTAAGAGAGAATAACCAGACTTACCGTCTTGGCTATACTGAAATGTGTAAGGACGGTTCAAAGATGGGTATCGGATGCCCGGAATATGTCCTTCTTTTCCGCAAGTTGCCTTCTGGCACCTCACGTGCATACGCTGATTTGCCGGTAACAAAGAACAAGAGTGAATATTCATTGGCCCGTTGGCAGATAGACGCTCATGCAAGTTGGAAATCATCTGGTAATTCTCTGTTATCATACGAAGATATGAAAGGTGCTGGAATAGATAAGATTCGACATTTGTTCCGAAACTACGAGCGTGAGCATATCTACAACTATGAGGAGCACGTGTCGTTCGCAGAAGAGTTGGAGGCATATGGAAAACTGCCAAAGACATTCATGGCCGTTGACCCGGTAAGCAAGAAACCTTGGATATGGGATGATGTCACCCGGATGCGCACGCTCAATACGAAACAGTCGCAGAAGAAACGGCAGAACCACATCTGCCCCCTTCAGTTAGATATTGTCGAAAGGTTGATTGAACGATACTCAAACAAAGGTGAATTGGTGTTTGACCCGTTCGGAGGTATCGGCACCGTTCCCTATTGCGCAATCAATCTGGGGAGGAAAGGTCTGTCAACCGAACTCAATTACGACTACTGGAAAGACAGTCTTTCATATCTGTATGAGGCGGAGATGGAGGTCAGCGCACCCACATTGTTCGACTTAATGAGCGATGCCGTATGAACATTCACCAGACAATTCCCCGTTCAGATTACAATACCTTCTGAAAGCGTCATGGCGCAAGATGTGTATGGCAGAGGTACAGAGCGAACGGAATAGAAAAAATAATAAAAAATATTGAATTATGAGACCAATAAGAAATATAGAAGACATTGAAAATCTAAAGACAGATGAAAAACTGATTGAATGCCTAAATGGTGAAGTGAATTATTATCGTTTTTTGTGCTTTCATCCGAGAAATGATGAATACGTGATTCTTCTGAACCATTGTGAGCAGCCAGTGAGATTTTATATTAAAAGCATTATAGACCGATGTTATACGGACTATACAACACGTGATATAGTAACCTATAAGAGGGATTATGCTTTGGAGCAGGTCAAGTTTTGTGAGCAGGCATTATCCGAATTTGATAAGGAGGGTAAGAAATGAAACAGACAGTAGAAGAAGCAGCTAAAGAGTGCAGACGTACAACTGCCCAATCAATAGGTGTATATGCCCAATATCACTCAATAGATGAGTGCCCTAATCATGGGATTACATATGATGAAATTGCAGAAGCTGCATTTATAAAGGGTGCCGAATGGCAGGCAAAGCAATCACCGTGGATAAGCGTTAAGGAACGGTTGCCGGAGCAAAACGAACTTGTTCTTTGTAGAATGGTATCAAATGAAGCCATTGTAAGCGGATTTATTATACCTATGCCAAGTGGGAGACCTCGTGTTGTAACATTGCCGGATTTTGAATTTGAAGATTATGGCGATTACGTTTGTGACATGTGGACACCTATTCCCTCCTTTGATGAAATATTTGAAGCAAACAAGGATGTACTGGAACGAATTAAGGAGAAAGGAGACTGATATGGAAGTAAAGAACGGAATAATAATAGACGGAGTGTTTCATGAAATAGCACCAATAAGAGAAAACTACTCGTGTGACAATTGCAGCTTGGAAGAAAAATGCGATAAAATAGATTTTTTCTTATGTACATTAATTGCTGGACGGCATAACTCTGATGAACGTTTTATCAATCGTGGCAAAGTAACGGATATTAAGACAGAAAAGGAGGAATAAATCATGTGTAATTCAATAGAATGGGGCAAATGCGAAATATGCGGAAAGGAAGACCAGTTGGAACGTACTTATTTCTACTATTCAATTCATTGTGAATGTTGTGGAAGTAAAGACGAGAATGGGCAAAATAGGCATTTTGAAATGGTAAGACATTGTAGAAAATGCCCGGCTCCTATGCCTAAAGAAATACATCCATTATATAAAGCGATGGATGGTAAAACTTATCGTGCGAGTATTTCTAATATGCTTCCCGTTGATGTTAGAGGGGAGTTTATCATAAATGAACTGATAATTAAGGAGGAATAATAATGAGTAATACAGAAGAAAAGCATTGCAGTATATGCGTACATTATGAGATATGCGCCAATTTCCAGATGTATTGCCACGCATTGAAAAGACGCATAACAGCAAGAAAGCAAGCGAAAAATTGTAAGTATTATAAATCTAAATGGGAGGGAATAAATGATGCACCGGTGTAATTATTGTTGTTGGTATAACGAAAGATACGGGAATTGCGATTGTTCGTATGCAATGAAAAAGTCGGCTTGTGATAAAGCTAAAAAGGAGAAAGAAAGGAGTGAGAAATGAAATTAAAACATCCATTAGATTGGTATAACGAAAACACACCATCGGAAGATGAAGAATACGAAAAGGGATGTCTATCTATCGCCTTGATAGTAGTAATCATTTTCATTGCATTAACGGTTGTAATTTTATCTTACGAATTATGAAATCAAAACAAGTATTATCAATAGAACAAATGAAGCACTTGCAGGAGCTTGGATTAGATACAAGTGATGCAAGTATGTGCTGGTGTCGCGCTATCTCACATAAATCTGTAACGTGGGAGCTTGAAATCTATGAGTATGTAATAAACCAAAAACTGGATTCTAATTTTTGGGAAACAACCCCTACTTACACTTTGCAGGACATTCTGGATAAGCTGCCAGAATCAGTACAGGTATATGATTTGTACATATTTAAGAAAGTGGGGTTGTGGTGGCTCAAATATGTAGACGTAACGAATAATGGAACCGTTCGTTTAGAAAAAATGCCGAGGTTGATAGATGCCGCCTATTATATGCTATGTTGGTGTATTGGGAAAGGATATGTTAAAAATTAAAGAATAGTTATGAAAGTAAGAATAAAAGAAACCGGAGAAATAGGAGATGTTCTGTGCTGGGACGATGTGGAAAAGACTAAATTAAGTATTCTTCTAAAAGGGAGTGTATGTACAATTCCATATCAAAACATAGAAATCATTCAATTAGGAAGTAGTGTTGATTGGGAACAAAGGCGTTATGAACTGGCGAAGGCTGCAATGCAAGGATTTTGTAGCAATTCATAGAAACAATTTATAAATGTTGATTCAAGTATAATAGCAAAATTGAGTATTTGTTTCGCTGATGCACTGATAAAGAAATTGAAAGAAGAATAATCATGAAAGCACATGTAATGAAGCTTGAAAACAACTGTGTAATTGTTGACGAGGAATATTTTAACGAGATAAAGAAGAAGGCAGAATTTAACCAGGAAAGGGTAAACGAGATTGCTGAGGAAAGGTTCTTGAAATACGTCAAAGAAAGCGGTATCAAACTTTCCTACGAAGTGAACGGAATACCTTATATATTTCATCATGACTTGTTGAGTGAATTGAACTATGAGGAAAGAGGATATCCGGAATCCGTGTCAGAAAAGGTGAAGCATGTTATCGCAGACGATATAACCGAGGCTTTGAATGATAAGTTTAAAGGACTGAAAGACGAGGCTTTGAATTATGCGTTAAGCGAGTTTGACAAGCGGAAACACGGTTTGGAGGCTACTGCAAAAATATGGAAATGTCTTGCATTGATATTTTTCATTATGACTATTGTTTCAATAACCGCATTATTTATATAGTTATGACAGAAGAACTTGTAACATTAGAGACAGCAAAGATGCTGAAAGAGAAAGGTTTCGTTTGGGAGTGTGAACGCACGATAAGTTGCGATAAAATTATTAGAAGATGGAACCATCCGCAATACATATCATGTTGCACAGAAATAGATGGCGAATTAGTTGAATTTTTATGTCCAACATTGTATGTTGCCCAGAAGTGGCTTCGTGAAACCAAGAACCTGCATATCGAAATATCCTATATGTATGAAAATTATTGGATATATGATATACTAACAATTCCGAACCATGACTTAGTAGGGTTGTCGGATAGACCTATTATCCATTATAAATCCTACGAGGAAGCACTGGAAGCAGGAATTAGAGAAAGTTTAAAACTTATATGATATGGCTAAGAAAATAATGTTTAATGATAAATACGGTTTAACCCAAGCCGTATTGGATGGTCGGAAGACTATGACGAGAAGGGTCTGCAAGTATGACAGACCAAATGAAACTTATGATATTGTATTCCCCGTTTTTGAACCAAATGATTACGATAATGACGGGAACATAGTATCTCCATTAAATTATGCTTTTGGTTGGAAAAACGACAAAGGAGACTTTACGGGTTGGAATATTCCAAAATACAAAGTCGGTGAAGTTGTTGCCATTGCGCAAAGTTATGAAAGTTTAGGGATGAATCCCGAAATCGCACTTAATGATAAGGACGGAATAGGATTTTATACTAAAACCAAATTCGCACCCGGCTGGAAAAATAAAATGTTTGTCCGCGCTGACCTTATGCCCCACCATATCCGAATTACCAACATCAAAATCGAAAGATTGCAAGACATCTCCGATAAAGATTGCTTGAAAGAAGGAATTTATAAAGGACAATGCGGAAGTGCAGATACACATTTTATGGATGCTTATTATTATAAAGGGGACATTCAACCTTATTGTACCCCTCGTGAAGCCTTTGCCGCCCTCATAGATAAAGTCTCCGGCAAAGGTACGTGGGAGTCTAACCCTTATGTATTTGCTTACGAATTTGAACTGATTGACTAAAAACGAGAAAAGATATTGATTATGAAGCGTGAAATAAAATTCAGAGGTAAAAGTACTGATACGGGGAAATGGGTATATGGATTTCTCTCTTTCTTCTATACTGCCGGAAGGGACGAAAACGGGCTTATCTTTACGGACAAGGCGAAGATATATTCCCCAGAAGACTGCCGGTGCGATGACGTATGGGCTGAAACCGTTGGGCAGTTTACCGGCTTGTGCGATAAGAACGGGAAAGAAATATACGAAGGTGACATACTTGTATGTGGTCAATGGATAGCTCTTGTATTGTGGAACAAAAAACTCGCGACATTCGCATTACAATTCGATTTTGAAAAAGAAGTCGGCATGAAACCTTTAGGCGAATGGCAGACTATGACAATCGTCAGTAATATTTACGATAGCCCGGAATTATTGAAAGGGAATAAGCCATGAAAATAAGTTTTGTCTTTTTTCTTGTGAATAAATACAGATTGTATATGTGTGGTAGCCATTCAGATTTGGTTATCTTTGCACACTGAATTTAACTCTGTTTTTATAATCTTATTTTATTTGTAAGGAAATGAATTTATTTTTATTGAACACAACTACTACTGGAGGAAAACTGGAACAGGCATTGGAAAAGTTGGTGGATTTTGGCATGGATGCCGGTAAGGACATATTAATTGCCTTTTTAATCTATGTAATCGGACGTTTCATCATCAAACAGATAAGTGCATTAGTAGCCAAGCTATTCGAAAAACGAAAGATTGAAACCAGTGTACAGACCTTCTTGAAGAGTCTGATAAAGATACTGCTGAACATGATTCTTGCTTTTGCCATAATCGGCAAACTCGGTGTGGAGACCACCAGTTTTGCGGCGTTACTCGCATCTGCCGGTGTAGCTGTGGGTATGGCGCTGTCCGGTAATCTCTCAAATTTTGCCGGTGGACTGATTATACTTGTTTTCAAACCGTTCAAAGTAGGTGACTACATAGACGGTCCGGGAGTAAGTGGTACGATAAAGGAAATACAGATATTTCACACTATACTTTCCACTCTTGACAACCGCATGATTTATGTACCTAATGGAAGTCTCAGTGGTAATGCCGTCACTAATTACAGTAAGCAGGACAAACGTCGTGTTGAATGGGTATTCGGTGTTGAATACGGTGAGGATGTAAAGAGGGTCAGAGCCGTTTTACAGCGCATAATCAATGCAGACAGCCGTATATTGGATACACCGGCTCCCCTTATTGTCTTAGGTTCATTGAGTGCAAGCAGCGTTGATATTACGGTGCGCGTCTGGGTAAAAAGCGCTGACTACTGGAGTGTACTGTATGATATCAATGAAATAGTTTATACTACATTTAATGAAGAAGGAATAGGATTTCCCTTCCCGCAGCTCACTCTACATCACGCAAAAGATTGAGCTTATTATCTATAACAGTTTCCATTTATCAAGAATTTGAAGCTTTATGTTTGCTCTGAAAAGTATGCTATACTGTTCATTAATTCCGAAAAAGAAATCATAAACTCCTTTTGTTTGCTTTTAAACATTATCGGTTGCTAATTTATTGAAGCTTTATATATAGATTTGCAAGTATTTCTTAATTAGGATATGATATAAAAAGATTATTTTAACTGTTTCAGCTTTTATAGCTGTTAGTGGTGTTTATGACAAAAAAGCGGTAGAAGGTTTTGACAAGAATAACAACCTAATATTTTTTTAATTTGTAATTATGATGAAAAAAAGTTTCTTGACTGTTCTATTTGCGCTGTTCTGCACGATGGGATTTGCGCAATTGTCTTTCAATGTAAAGGCCGGTCTTAATCTCAGCAGTTACATCGGTGAAAACTCTGACCATTCCAAATTTAAACCAGGAGCACGCATTGGAGTGGGAATGGAATACCAATTCAGCGGCCTTGTTTCCTTACAGCCCTCGCTATTCTTCTCACAGAAAGGTGCGAAATATTCAAGTGGATATAGCGGTAGCGTCGTAGATGCGGATGCAGATGTGAAGATCAACCAGCTTTATTTGGAATTGCCCATCAATGTACAATTCCGTTTCAATATTGCAGACAATACTAACCTGGTCATTGCGACAGGGCCGTATCTTGCCTGTGGGGTAGGTGGTAAAGCCAAGTTCGATGGCAAGGCATCTGTTGGAGGTATCAATATCAATGGAGATGAGAAAGTCGATACATTCAGTGATGACGGCTTGAATTACAATAGGTTCGATGCCGGTTGGAACATCGGTCTTGGGGTAGAGTTTGGCCGAATTCTTGTGGGGGTTGACACACAGCTTGGCTTCTGCAAGATTATGGATGGGGATGCTCCGCACAATGCGAATATCGGTATTACTCTGGGGTATAAATTTTAAATAGTTCCCTTACGATCCCTTGATTGAGTATATTTTTATTAATAGTTTAACTTTTTTATTGTAGACAATCTATAAATTATTTTATCTGTTTTAAAATAAAACGGTGTAGTATGAAAAAATTATTCATTTTATTAGGAACTCTTTTTTTGTTGTCAGTAGGTGCTTATGCGCAGAAAGGGAAACAAGCCATAGGTTTCGGTCTTGGTTATGGTACAGAAATTGAAAGTATCGGATTGGGAATCAAGTATCAGTATAATATAACCAATCCTATACGTATCGAGCCCTCTCTTAATTATTTTTTTGAAAATGACAATGTAAGCATGCTGGATGTGAACGTGAATTTTCATTATCTGTGTCCGGTAGCTAGCAATGTCAAGCTTTATCCACTGTTTGGGTTGACTTTGTCCAACTGGATGTTTGATATGTATGATGTTGACTGGGATGGGGATCATGTTCATGTGGATGGCGATGGGAATCATAATGAATGTCGTTTCGGTGTAAACTTGGGAGTTGGAGCCGAATTTGCATTGAGCCGTAATTGGGCCATGAATCTTGAATTTAAGTACCAGTTGGTCAGTGATTTTGATCAGGGTGTCATCAACATCGGGGCTGCGTACAGATTTTGAAGAAAATATCGGAACAGAAATCTCATTGATATAAAAGAGGGGATAGGCATAGTTTAATGCTTATCCCCTCTTTTTTAGTGTTTCAATGCTTGGATTTCAAAGCCAAATCAATCGTCATCATCATCATCATCGTCATCATCATCGTAATATCGATAGTGCTTCTTGTGGTGTCTCTTCGGTTTTTTATATTTGTGTTTCTTATGGTGAAATTTATCATGGCGCTCACAGTATGAATTATAGTATTCATGCCAGCAGTCACTATGGTGATGGACTCTGTCATAGAAAGGGGTATAATATACACTTCCCGGATTTATGCCAATCTCCACAAGAATACGGTTCCATCCGTAACGTTGATACCGGTTGTAATAATCGCATACATCATGCATCTTTTTTCCGGAAGTTCTGGCTACCTCAAGTGCAATCCCCACATTTCCCCAGTCTTTTCCACAGCGTCTGTAGTAATCGTCCAAGGAACGGTTTGAAATATTGTATTCCAGACATAGGCGCTTTCTGTAATCAGAAAGTTCCACGGCTGCGTAGCGGTTGGCTCTGCCAATAAAGATGGAAATGCCATCCTGGGCAGGCAAGGTGCAGGCCAATAGGAGAAAAAGCAGTAGTAAATTAATCTTTTTCATAATGTTTTTAAATTAGGTGGATCTTTACTGTATAAAATTAGGACGGCCTTTTTTACAACTCTTATTCCAGTTTTTCTTTTGCTTTTTCAATTTCATCCCCGGCTTCATCCAGGGCTTTCCTCACATCATCTGCTCCCTCCTCAATCTGTTCTTGTGCTTCTTCAAGTGCGTCTTCAACAGATTCCTTTACATTTTCTACACGATCCTTAACCTTGTCTTTTGCTTTTTTCTCTCTGCATGATGTAAAGCCAAGTGCAATTGTGCATGCCAATATGGCAAATAAAAACTTTTTCATATTCTTACATTTAGTGATATTGTTTGATTCGTTAAAATTCAAATGTAGAAATAAATATTGTCTTTAGCAAATGGTGGAAACATTTTTAAAGATAATGTAGGAGTAAAATATCTTATTTATTGGTACAATATGTAATGAAAGTCTTCCAAATAATCGGATAAATTGGAGACAACTTGCTTTTGAGATGTAGCCTGTAATATGTACAAAAAAGGCTATCCTCCCGGACAGCCAATCTTTTTGTTAACCTTAATCTAATACTATGAAAAACACATTGCAAAGGTAAGGTTTTGTGGAAGTTATGCAAATTATGAGCCTTTGTTCAGCCATCTTATAACATGGTTTAGCTGGTAAATGTACTTGTTAACCATTAACGGTGTAATTGTTAAATTGAAGGTTGGGATTTATTTAAGGTATTGCTGGCTAAAGCAAAATCTTCTGCCAAATCGTGTCAGTAACTTCTTTGATGCCGAATAGTCCGTTCGTGGATTATTCGGTATCTTTATTTTCGTAACGTAAAATAGTGTGCCAATGGAGATAATTTATAGAAAAATAGAAGACCTTAAAAAACTGGGTAACAATCCCAGAACCATATCAGAGGAGCAGATGCGGATACTCAAAGAGTCTATTCATAGTAATCCGGACTACTTCGAGGCACGTCCCATCATACTCTCTGACCGGACTGGGGAACTGGTGATTATAGCCGGAAACCAACGGTATGATGCCAGTGTGGAACTAGGACTTTCTGACGTGCCGACGGTTCTGCTTCATGGGTTGACAGAAGAACGAGAACGGGAGATTATTATCCGTGATAACGTGAATAATGGTACATGGGACGAAAAACTATTGAAGGAGTGGAATGCAGAGTCTTTGATGGATTGGGGATTAAACTTTGATTTTGACTATGATAGTCTGGTAGATAGTGAAAGTGATGCCCGGAATAAATACACGAAAAAGATTGAAGCTCCGGTGTATGAGCCTAAAAGCCCTGTATGCCCGGAAATAGATTCTCTCTATGACAAAAGTAAATATGAAGAACTGCTTTCGGCAATAGACGATTCAGATGTCCCGGACTGTGTGAAGGAATTTCTTCGGATAGCAGCATTGAGGCATATAGTATTTGATTACGGACAGATAGCAGAGTTCTATGCTCATCAAGATAAAGAAGTCCAGGAACTGATGGAGGCATCTGCACTGGTAATAATAGATTTTGATAAGGCGATAGAGAACGGTTATTCTCGGTTCAAGGAGGATATTTATGAAATAATGCTGGAGGATACCGAAGATGAGGAGTGATTTTGTAGCGTTCATACTGACGCATGGCCGTGCCGATTCCGTCATCACAGATAAGACTTTGCGGAAGTGTGGCTATACGGGACCAATTGTTTATGTGATAGACAATGAAGATAAGGCGGCCGCAGATTATTACGCGAAATATAAAAACGTTATAATGTTCGATAAACCGAAGATTGCAAAGACTTTTGATGAAGCGGATAATTTTGATGATCGCAGAGCTATTGTTTATGCGCGCAATGCTTGCTTTCAGATAGCAAGGAAACTTGGTTACAAATACTTCATAGAACTGGATGATGATTACGATGTTTTTTCTTTTACTTACGGCAGAGATGGTACAGTCAAACAGAGGGCAATAAAGCAATTGGACGTGGTATTTGAAGCTATGCTACGTTTTTATGAAAGTATTCCGGCTCTCACTTTGGCTATGGCTCAGAGAGGCGATTTTGTAGGAGGAAAGGAGAACGATATTTTGAAAGGCGAGAAGATGAAACGAAAAGCGATGAATTCTTTCATCTGTTCCGTAGATAGACCGTTCCAATTCGTTGGTCGCATTAATGAAGATGTGAACACCTATACCACACTTGGGAGCAGGGGATGTCTGCTTCTGCAGGTTCCACAAGTGGCGCTAAACCAGAAGCAGACACAGAAGAATAAAGGAGGTATGACGGATATATACATGAGTCAAGGGACGTATGTCAAGAGCTTTTATACGGTTATGATGATGCCATCCTCTGTGAAGGTGGGCGTGATGGGCCATAGCGAGGAAACGAAAAGATTGCACCACGTGATTAATTGGAATAACACTGTTCCTAAGATATTGGACGAACGATTCAAGAAAAAATAAGATGGCGGCACCAACTGGAAATAAATTTTGGATGTTAAGAAGTAAGCACGGAAGGGATAAGCTCTTTTCCACGCCAGAACTCTTATGGGAGGCGGCATGTGAGTATTTCCAATGGTGTGATGAAAATCCCTGGTTGTCCAAAAAGGCCATTCAAAAGACTGTTCCGGTAAGAAGGAAGAAAGGGAAGAAGGTGGAGACAGTCAATGAGCAACAAGTACAACAAGAAGTTTCCCCGACTTCTCGTCCGTATTCCCTAACCGGATTCTGTATTTATGTAGGCGCTTCATCCAAATGGTGGAGCACCTTTCGTACAGAATGTAGAAATAAGAATGATGAAGATTTTTTGGAGGTCATCGCACGCGTGGAGGAAACCATCGAGACGCAGCAGTTTGAAGGAGCGTGCGTTGGAGCTTTCAATGCGAATATCATTGCCCGAAAGTTAGGGCTTGCTGACAAGCAGGAAGTGGACCATACGAATGCAGGAAAAGAGTTCAAAGGATTTAATTTTCTACCATATACAGAAGATGCGGAGAAAGTCAAGTAATGGGATATAAGGTCAATATAAAGCAGAGGTTAGCCTATAACTACCTTCGTGACGATGTTACGAAATTTCTGTGTTATGGTGGAGCTGGTGGAGGTGGAAAGTCATGGCTTGGGTGTGAATGGCTTATGCAATGTGCTTACTATCTCCCGGGCACTCGATGGTTCGCTGGCCGAAATAATTTGAAAGATAGCCGTGAGTCTATCTCTGTCACTTTCGACAAGGTGGCAAAGTGGCATCGATTCACTGACTACAAGCAGACCAATGACGGTATACTTTTAGGGAATGGGTCGGAAATCATCTTTCTTGACTTGACATATTATCCCGTCAAAGACCCGATGTATGAGCGATTGGGCTCCAAGGAGTTTACTGGAGGGTGGATTGAAGAAGCCGGGCAGGTTCACTACCTCGCATTTGAGGTTTTGAAGACGCGTATAGGACGGCACTTGAATGATGTGTATGGAATATCCGGGAAGATACTTATCACTTGCAATCCAAAGAAGAACTGGCTTTATCGTGAGTTCTACAAACCGTGGAAAGAAGGCAAGCTGGAAGCCCCATACGCTTTTATTCAAGCATTGGTGCAGGATAATCCCTACGCTACCGAGGACTACATAGATACGCTCCGCAATACCAGGGACAAAGTGACAAAGGAGCGCTTGTACTATGGTAATTGGGAGTATGACAACGACCCGACAGCACTCTGTGATTATGATGCTATTTGTGACCTATTCGCAAATGAGCACGTAAAACCGATAGGATTATCGACGGGAGCAGCTGACCTTGCCATGAAAGGACGCGACCGTTTTGTCGGGGGGCACTGGGTGGGTAATGTGTGTTATATCCGGTTAGACCAGGAATATAGCACGGGTAAATCTATTGAGACGGACCTTAAAAACATGATGATACAGTGGAAGATTCCACGTAGCATGATGATAGTTGATAGTGATGGACTTGGAAGCTACCTTGAAAGTTATTTGAATGGTATCAAAGAATTTCATGGTGGTACCCGACCAATTAATCCAGAGTACGACAACCTGAAATCTGAATGTGCATTTAAGCTTGCAGAGCTAATAAATAATCGGCAGATAAGAATTATATGTACGGAAGCGCAAAGAGAGCGCATAATGGAAGAATTGTCCGTCTTGAAGCAAGACCATATAGATGCCGATACCCGGAAGAAAGGGATAATCAGCAAGGAGAATATGAAAGATATACTCGGGCATTCTCCGGATTACCTCGACATGTTGATAATGGCAATGCTTTTTCGTATAAAACCGATACCTAAAAGACCAAAAGCAAAATTAGGACAGATATGACAGTAAAAGAGTTTTTGATATTGAGTGACGTGGCGAGCAATGCTGCTGAATTGTTGGAGCAGATAGGAAAGTTGCCTAAACCGGACTTTGTCGCAGGTGTCAGAGTTCCGGAGACTCTGAACGACCTCACCATAGGTCAGTTGATGGAACTGCAATCCGTACGCAATGTAATAGACTGTATAATGGTTCCATGTCGTGTTGTCCTCGGTTTGCCTATTGATAAGATAGAGAAGTATGAAGCAGCGGATATTTTGGGATTCTCCACATGGGTAACTAGGGAAGTTGAACGTATTACCAAGCTCTTTGAAACTACAAGCGTGGCACCGACTCCGGAAGAAAGACGTGCCGGAGTGGATAAGCTTTCGTTCGGGTTGTTTGGCTTGGTAGATTACTATGCTACCCGTATGGGGATAACTGACCATGAGCAGGTAGAGAGTGTTCTATGGGTAAGAGTGTACAAGTGTCTTGATATGGACGCGGAGAAAATACGTTATGAACGTCGATTACGAGAAATATATCAGAATAAGCAATGAATACAAGTGTAGAAAGGAAGATAGCTTCTGTTGCAGAAAAGCTGGAAGGAGTTACCTATTTATTTGATAACTGGGTGACCGCCAACGTTCGGCTGGATAAGATGCCATTGCCGGCCATTATAAATCTGCTTCCTGCATCTGGGAAGTTCGTCATATCAAGGACTCAGTTAAGAGATTGCCCAAATTGCATGATTGCTTTTGTAGACAAGACGGCGTTTGATTTTGACGGGGTGGAGAATGATGAGGTTATTGAGAGGTGCAAAGGGTATGCAGTTCAATTTATCCGTGAGTTGAATAGGAGCGGGCTGTTTGAGTGGGTAAGCGATGAGGTCCCTTATTCCGTTTTCTATGATAAGCTGGATGTAAATGTTACTGGAATAGTAATAGAATTGAAATTGAAAGAGGTTCAAGGAGCGCCCATGTGCTAGTTATGGAAGATAGGAGGAAAGAGGTAAAGGCGATATTGTGTGAGGAGTTGGATAATCTTCGGCAGCGCATCATAGAAAATCATATACGGGCTGGGCAGCGTGCAAGTGGCAAAACTATCAAGAGCCTGCACGTTGTCGTGGATGATAATCATGGTACTCTTTATGGTCGTCAAGCGTTCGGAGTTCTGGAGGTGGGACGTGCCTCGGGGAAAGTACCGAAAGGATTCTATAAGATTATTCAGCAATGGATGATAGACAAGGGTATCCAAGTGGAGAGACCAAGGTCATTTGCATACCTTGTGGCCCGGAAGATAGCAACAGAGGGCACATCACTTTATCGCTCTGGTACGTACGAGGATATATATACAACGGACGTGGAGCAAACAATACGGGACATTATGGACCGTGTGTTTGATATACTCGTTGATGATGTGACACATATAAATCTACATAGTAATGAGAACTCATAAGATAGGGGAAACAACCATAGAATATCCGGATGAAATATCTTTCTGTTTTAATCCGGTAGTGATAAACATTTACGGGCATGCTTGGGATTACGTGGAGGTGACGGTGACTGATATCGTTTCTGAAATTTCATACAAGGAGAAGAGGGCTCTGTTTAATAATGCATGCTTTTTTGATGTGTCGTTTTACATGCAGTCTACATTTGACACTGTAGAATTTGGGAAAATTGATTATTCACAGACGATTCCGAAAGATAGCGGGGTAGGACATGTGTTCTCTGTAGATATTGACTTTTATTCGGACAGTTCAATGTCTGAAAGTTTTCAATTCAATACGTTCATCATTTGGGGGGCAATGAAGGTGGGTGAACGGTATAATGGAAATCGTATATTGACGTGGTTTAAAAACCTTCCGTTTACGGTAGGAATGTATACGGCCGGTAATGCTAATGTGAGTGTGACCGCTGACAGCATTTCTTTACCAGCTATTACATTGTCTGAAAGAAAGGTGTATAATATTACTTTGAATGGAATTGATGCAAACAATGAGGTCGTATTGAAATTGCCGGGAACGAGTGTGGGGGCAAACGTGTTCGACAATACATTTGATTTTACTTTTCATGCATTGACGAATATGGCTGTAAACGTGAGGCTTTTAGTTGATGAATGCACGGATGGAATTTATTTACGTTGGATAAATCGTCATGGCTTTTATTGCTATTGGTTGTTTAAACGTGGTGATGAGAGTAAACAAATTGCCAATGATGGTGAATTTATTCGTAATAATATGCAAGACTATAACTATGTTAATGGCTATCATGGAGGTTCAGGACGTAAGCAGAGAAAAACAGAAGAGAATACATTGTTGGTGTGTGCTCCTTTAGTGGACTCTGAAACGTTTGACTTCTTGTTTCAACTCGCGTTGTCACCCATCGTTGATATGTATGCAGGTAAAAATGTGAATGGAGTTGATAGCTGGAAGGCGGTGAATGTATCTGTTGGTAACTTCAATAAGACAAGAGCCGTATTGCAGGATTTCGTAGCAACAATCATATTACCAGAAACAAGAGTACAAAGCTTATGAGAAATGACATGCTATTTATTGATGGTAAGTTGGTAGACTTGGACGATAATACCAAGATTACACTTAATTTCAAGAGCAATATTTTTACAGACTTGAGTAAAATTGTGAGCAATAATAGTTATACAATCAAATTACCTAAGACAATAAGGAATCAACGTATCATATCGCATGCTGAGCTTCCATCTGCAGACTCCGGTTATCCTCGGAAATATCATGATGCAAGATATTTTCGTAATGGGGTAGAGGTTATTCCAACTGCTAAGGCTGTACTTATATCTATATCTGATAAGATTGAGATTGCCATGACGTGGGGAAATATAACAGCACTATCATCAATGCTTGAAAGTGGAAAAAGCCTGAGAGATATGGATGCTGGTGAATATGTGGGAGGTATATATTATCCGAAATATATTGAATGGAAAGATTGGGGAGAAAATGATCGTGTATATCCAAAGGTTGACTATGGTTTCAGAAATGGAGATTCAATGGTGTGGTATCATCCTGTTCAGTCTGTAAAACAAATCATGGAATACATAGAAGAGGATAACGGCATATCTTTTATTTTTCCAAAAGACAAAGAGGCTTTATTGGAAAACATGTTTGTTCCATTATTGGAAAAAAATCCAAGCGAAGAGTATGCAGAAATCGAAGCTATAACCATTGATTTAAAGGGCGTTGCAGAGGATAGGGCTGGCAAGACAAACATATACTTCAACGATATGGGAAATGTTGGTTCGTTTTATGGAAACCTTGCAGTAATAGGAAACGGAGTGAGTGGAGGATATTACAATGGCTATAGGTCTAAAGTCATAAATGCTGTACCTAAGATATCGGGTAATTTTAAAGTTAAAGTAAATACAAATGTGGCTCCATTATCTGCTACATTGGAAGTTTATAATTACAACTTCAATGAAGTCGGTAGCGAACTGGATACAAGTACTGTACTTACAATTCCATTACTGAATGTAAATTTTATAAGTGACGGTGTATATGAGGTCTTGTTTCAATTTGAGAATAGGCAAACAGAGATGCTTTCTACTCTACATTCTTCTATTCCTCATCTGAAATTTGCTTTGCAGAATATAGGCAAGCCATCTGATGTCGTTTCTATTAGCGGCACGTTGAAGATAACGAATATAGAGCAAGAAATATTATTGGGTGGTAGATATTGGATAATACCTAATCTGCCAGATATAAAGCAGTCTGATTTTATTAAAGCTATATCGGCAATCATAGGTACTTTCCCTTTGTTCACAGAAAGTAACGGCCTTGTGTTTGTATCATTTGATACAATTATGTCTAATAAGGCGAAAGCGTTGGATTGGACCCGTAGGCTGGTTGCTACATATAAAGATAATAAACCTAATGCGATTGCCTATTCTCTTGATGATTTTTCTCAAAAGAATTTTTATAGATGGAAGGAGGATGATACGGTAGTGGGGAAATATGATGGGTATTTGTTTGTAGAAAACGAAACGATAGAAAGTGAAAGAGATGTTGTTGAATTGCCGTTTGCTGCTAGTGACCAATTCTCGGATGTAGCCAAGATACCAATATATTCATATGATGAGGAAGGTAATTTGGAATACAATTCAGTTGAGCCAAGATTATTGGCTTATAATGGTGTGAAAGGGGTATTTACTGGTCTTGATTGGAATACACTCCTTTCTATGTATTACCAAACATACCAATCTATCATACGAAGGCCTATTGTTATTACAGAAAAGATAGAAATAAATGATATTGAGTTGAGAGACTTAGATATGACTGTTCCAATTTATTTGGCCCAATATGGTAGATATTATGCCATTATTTCCATTAAGGCAGAAGATACGGGAATATGTGAATGTAAATTGTTACAATTGGAGGTGTAGTTATGGGAAATGCGGAAGAGAAAATATTAGAGATTAAAGTGAGGTATGATAAAGCCATTACTAAGATAGCTGAATACAGTACTGAACTTGATAAATTAAAAGCAAGGGAAAAGCAGTTGAAGGAGGATGTGAGTAAAGGGCGGATAGAGAGGGAAAAATACAACTTAATGATGGCAGAAACAAAGATAGCCGCCAAAGAATACACCGAATCCATCCGTGTACTGAATAAACAAATTCAAAATGAACGTAAAGAGCAGACAGAGATGGAAGGAAGCCTTGTTAGGTTGCGGGCTGAGCTTTCCAATCTTACCGCTGCTTATGACAGATTAAGTCGTGTAGAGCGTGAGGGGGGCGAAGGCAAAGAGCTGCAAGATAAGATAAATGCCATTACCGATGAACTGAAAGGTGCGGAAGAAGAAACGCAGCGCTTTTATCGGAATGTGGGTAATTATAAAGATGCGATACTTCAGGCTACAGAAGCCCAAGTACCTTTTGTTTCCATATTGCGCAGTGGCGTTAGCGTCTTGCGAGGTACAAAGGAATTTGTTGGTGGTTTGAAGGATGAATTGGTTAAAATAACAGTCCAGTACAAAGCAGGAACGGTCACTGCGAATATGTTCTCTGGTGCTCAAAAAGCAGCGGCTATAACAAGTAATTTGTTATCTGCAGCTTTAAAAGTGTTGAAACTTGCACTAATTTCCACTGGTATTGGGACTATTGTTGTTTTGTTGGGCTCATTGGTCGCATGGTTGGCTAAAACGCAAAAAGGTACTGAATTTCTTTCTAATGTAATGTCCTCTTTTGGGGCAATTATTGATGTGATTATAGACCGGATTGCAAAGTTTGGTGGAGCTATTGCTAAATTCTTCTCTGGTGATTTTTCTGGCGCAGCAAAGGATATGAAGGATAGTTTTTCCGGTATTGGAAAAGAAATTTCAAATGATGCGAAACAAGCGTGGGCACTGAATGATGCATTGCAACAGTTAGAGAAATCGGAAACAATGCTTAATATGAAGCGTGCGGCAAGTCGCTCTGAGATTGAAAGATTGAAGCTCATTGCGGATGATACTACAAAAAGCCTGAAAGAGCGTACTGATGCGGCTACAAAAGCATACGATATGGAAAATAAACTTCAGCAGGAAAGTATTGATATTGGCCGAAAGAAATTGGCAAATCTTCTTGGGCAAATAGAACTTACTGGTGAAGCTAATAAATTGCTTGATGATATGGCACAAGGTGCAATAACGGCTGATGAGGTTATTAGCCGATTGGGTATATCAGAAAGTACAGTGAAAGATTTAAAGGAATTCTCTCAAGTTTTTTCGGACGTAGCTCAAAAGGAAATGGAGAGCTATACCCGTAATAAGGAAACCCAGAATAAAATAAATGCGATGCGGAAAGAATCAGTAGATAAGGCTAAAGTTGTAAAAGAAAAAGAACTTTCAGAAATTCGTAAGGCTGAGGATGAAATGCTTAAGCTGGTTAAGGACAGTAGAGAGAAACAATCCATTGAGATAGAACGTCAGTTTTCTCGTCAAATAGAAGATTTGCGTGTTCGCTTGATTGAGGAACAAGACCTTACAACGAAAGCACGTGGAGCTATAAATAATCAGATTATTGCACTTGAACAGCAAAAAAATGATGCATTACAGCAATTATCGGAAGAACAACTGATGAAGGAGGTGGAGAACCGGCAGAAACTAATCTCTCTGCAACTTGAATCCGTAAAAGCTGGAAGTGAGCAGGAATACCAACTCAAAATACAGCAACTTGTTGTCCAACGTGACGTAGAACTTCGTCAGAAAGAGCTTACTGAACAGATGAAGCTTGCTGTCACGGAGAAGTACAATAAAGAGATTGATGATTTGTCCGTTCAACATGAGAATGATACAGCAAAGAAACAAGCTGATGCACTCAAACTTCGATTGGATAATGAATTGGCAGAAGCTAAATTGAATGGAGATAGTGAACTTGAGCTTCTTCGTATGCAGGAACAGCAGAAGCTTGAACTGAAAGACAGCTTGAGACGGATGGGAGAGGAGAGTGATGCCGAATTCCGGGCCAGGCAGCTTGCTGCAGACCAAGAATACTTGAATGCAAAGCAGGCGGTCATTGACAAGGAAGTGGAGATGCAGCAAAATAAAGGTGAATCCCTTTCTGTCTTGGCAGGGAATCTTTCTGATTTGTTGGAACAAGCGGCAGGAGATAACGAGAATATGGCTCAGTTGGCGAAAATACTGGCTATTGCGGAGGTTTCTATTGCGCAAGGGGTAGCCATTGCCAAAGCCGTAGAAACAGCTACCCGCTCATCTGCAACATGGATTGACATGCTTGCTGCGATAGGTACTGTAGTGGCATCTGTAACTACTGTTATGGGAAAGGCTATGAAATCGGTGAAAAGTGCTAAATTTGCACAAGGAGGTAAAGTTGAAGGGCCAGGTTCCGGTACAAGCGATTCCATACCTGCTATGTTGTCCAACGGTGAAAGTGTAATGACGGCTGCTGCAACCTCGATGTTTGCTCCGTTATTGTCGGCTTTCAATCAGATAGGAGGAGGTATTCCCATTAATGTAACAGCTTCTTCCAATCAGGCGTTAGGAGAGGACATGCTGGCCAAAGCTGTTGCAAAAGGTATGATGATGGCGCCTGCTCCGGTGGTTTCTGTGGAAGAGTTTACCTCTGTTGCTAATAGGGTTAAGTACGTTGAAAATCTTGGTAGTATATGAAAGCATATGAACTATTGATATTGAATAAGAGTCTTCTTCAAATGATGGGGGATGCTTCGCTTGATGTCGGGGATGTGAAATATATTCCCGTGTATCAAGAATATGTCCGTCTGTCAAAGGAGGGACATAAAAAGACTTATATCATGCAATATTTATCCGATGAGTATAATATTGCGGAAAGGACAATTTATCGGATAATAGATAAGTTCTCAAGTAAGGTGGATGTTTAGGGGGGGCGGAATTATTCCGCTCTTTTTTTGTTTTGAAAAAGTTGCTGACAAAGCGTGTCAGTGGAATAGACTTCTTATTTTCTTCAAGCCGTATCATGTTTTCTACCTTTGTTACAAACAATTATGTGATATGGCTAAATTATACATTAACAAGGACATTGTAGCTGATAAGGATAAAATGGAAAATTGGTATTTGACCGGTGACGAGGGGCTTTCGTTTCCGGATATCCAATACTTCCTTTCATGGCTTGACCCGGCTGACCCTAAAATTGACATTGAAATCCATTCGTGCGGCGGTGATACGGTTGAGGGGTATGCTATTTATGATGCATTACGTGCGTCGGGCAAGGAAATATCTTGTACCGTTGTTGGACGATGTGCTTCTATGGCTACCATCATTTTGCTTTCTGCTCCACTTGAACGCAGAAAAGCTTATCCTCATGCAAAGTTTCTCATCCACAAACCATATTTGGCAAGATATGATGATTTATTGGACCTTGAAACTATAGAATCCATCAAATCAAGTCTGGAAGCGGAAAAGGATAAGATGATGGCTGTATATGTTGAACGGACAGGAGTTGAATCGACCATTTTGGAGGTCCAGATGAACAAGGAGGCATGGTTTGGCGGTGAGGTTGCAAAACAACTTGGATTTATATCTGATGTTCTTATACCGACTACAGCAAAAGGAACTGATTATAAACTTAATAGTGAGAAAATGAACAAAGAGAAACAAGTAACGGTAAAGCAATCTATCATTGACAGACTGCTTGCGAAATGTGGCTACCAGAAGATAGAAGACATTCCGGTAGTATCTATGGAACTGACAGATGCCGAAGGTAATACACTGACGGTGGAACGTGAAGAAGGAGAACCGCAGGTGGGAGATGCGGCATCCCCCGATGGCGAGCATGTTATGCCCGATGGTAAGACTATCATTGTAACAGACGGAGTGATTACAGAAATCAAAGACCCGGAAGAAGCAAACGGTGACGAGGAGATTGAAGCTTTAAAGGCGCGCATTGAAGAACTTGAAGAGGAAAATGCGGCATTGAAAACCAATGCCCGTACAGTTGAGGACAATAAGATACTGAATGCTGTAAAGATGGCAGGAGGTGAGAATTGGCTAGCAAAACATTGTTCAACCTATAGAGTCTCTTTGCGTACCCAATCCTTCAAGAATACTGTTGAGACACAAGCAAGTGCAGAGGAGACACCTATTCAAAGAAAGTTGAGAGAGGAAAGGGAGAAGAGAACTAAAAAGTAAAGAAAGGAGAATTGAGTATGCCTATTTTAGATTTTTCAAAATTGACGCCAGACAATCAGGCGGTGAAGGATTTGAAAGACTTGATTGAACTGACAGTCTTTCAAAATGAGGATATGGAGCGTTTTATGACGTTCATGCCTAAAGTGACCAATGGCAAGAAAGTTGGCTTCATCGGTGAGATGGAGGATGTAGGTATCGCAGGTGCCGGATGTGACCCTGAATATCAAAAAGTGGCTATCGCTGCCGCCCAGAAAGTATGGGAAATTGGCGACTGGCAAGTTCCGTTGGAAATGTGCTATGAGGATTTGGAGAATACTATTGCAAAGTACTGCTTGAAGACCGGTACCAATATTGCGGACCTTACTTCTACTGAATATATGGATGGGATTGTCCTTCCAAAACTGACGGAAGCAATGATGAAAATGTTATGGCGCTTCACTTGGTTTGGAGACAAGGATGCCGCTAATATTGACGGTTCCGGTCAAATTACGGATGGATTGAATGTAGAATTGTTCAAGACATGTGACGGTTTCTTTAAACGCCTGTTTGCCATATGTGCAGAGAATTCCGGTCAGCATACCGTTATATCAGCCAACTCTGAAGCATCTTATGCTTTGCAGAAGTCCAAGATGAAAGAATTGGGGGCTGCTACATCTGTGTTTGACACGATGCTTGAAGATGCGGATAGCCGTATTTTCCAGAAGTCCGGACATGCAATTTTTGCTACAAAATCATTATGTGATTCTTTGTCACGTGATGTGAGGGAGAAATATAAGGTTATTATGCCTTGGACGGTCATTTTTGACGGCCTTGAAGTAGGAGAGTATGACGGCGTTACGGTCGTAAAATGTTCTATTTGGGATAGATTTATTCAAGCGTATCAGAACGATAAAACGAAACTGAACCTTCCTCACCGTGCGGTTCTATGTTCTCCGGACAATTTAATGTACGGTTGTGAAGGCGATAACCCGATATCTGACCTTGATATCTGGTTTGAAAGAAAACCCCGTAAGAATTATATCTATTCTACTGGTAAACTCGGTTCTATGATTGGCGAGGACAACTTGGTGCAAGTAGCATATTGACAAAAGGAGGTATTCTATGGGAGTATGTGATGATATTTTAAAGAAAGATATTGTTCCGTCGTGTGATGATCCAGTAGTACAAGGATTGGAGCAGGAAGGGGTAATAATGAATCGTGCGGATGTGGACTTTGCAGCCACAGTATTCAATTCTACAAAAAAGAATGTGATTGAAACGCTGGCTATGAAAACCGGGAAGAAGGCTTATAAGGTTGTTGTTCCTGGTAAAAATCCATTTACGGGTACAAAGACCTCATTAGTGGCTGGCACATATCGTAGTTCGTTTACCAATACTGTCGCGATTGTGATATTGGCAAACGACCCGGATGTATGCGCTGATGTTATTGACGGATTGGCTAACGGTACCTATGTTGTGGTGTTGGAGAATAAATATAAGGGTTTACAGAAAGAAGGAAACCCTGGTGATGCCGCTTTTCAGGTGTATGGTTACTACCAAGGGCTTACAGCTACAGCTATCGACAACGATAAGTATAGCGAGGATACTGAAGGTGGATGGGCTGTTACCTTGGAAGAGCAGAAAACGCCTAAATCTGCATTATTCTTGTTCAAGACGAGTTATGAAGCAACTAAGACTGCTGTCAACACTTTGACGGCTGAACCGGCAGCATAGGAGGGAATATGCTTGTCTTGGAGATGGTTGATAAGTTGAAGAGATTGGGGGATAAGGTCTCCCTTTCTTCTTCTGATAAATCAGACATTGAACTGATGTTTCATGAAGTTCTTGGTAGGACATTTACCAAGACCTCATGTGGTGATTGCTATCGTGACGCTGTGATTGAAATGTATTCGTACTTAAAAAGATATGGAAAAATGAAAGAAAAATCAAGTTATGCATTGAAAAATGGTGTATTGCTCCAAGTAGGCTTTGGAAGTAGTGAAATGTACACCAACAACAATCTTACTGACGAAGCGGCAGAAAGGTATCTTGCGGAAAATCCTAAAGGGATAGTCTTTTTTGCTTCAACGCCTTCCGATTGGGAGAAAAGGGTTGAAAGACGGATGAGTCCTGCTTTACCATTGGATGAAACTTTGGTTTCAGAATTGGTGAAAGCCTTTGAAGTGGAAGGTGCTACTTCTGAGTTTGTGAGAGATGCGTTCAAGACTTATAAACTGAACGGGAAGAAAGTTACAGCTAAAGTATTGGATGCTCATATTAAAGAGGCTCAATCTGTAGTTGACTCTAAGCAGACTATAGAAGCCGTAGAAACGGTGAAATAAAGAACAACCTCACGGAACGATGAATGTAAATGAATTAAAGAAGAAGAGTAATAGGCGTGTTGACACGGGCTATTTACGTAATCTTGGCATCCAAAGCTACGGTGATGATAATTTATATCCCCAACATCTAAGAAATATCATCGCTGCGAGTTCAACGGGTAGCGAATGTGCAGAACGTTATGCCAATTTCATAGAGGGAAATGGGTTTCGTGAGGTTGCTTTTTCTGAATATGTGGTTAACCGCCGTGGAGATACGGCAGATGACATCCATGCTTTCGTCTGCAAGGATGTTGCTGATTACGATGGGATGGCGATACATGTTAATTATAATATGTTCGCAGATATAGTGGAAGTACAGCACATCCCCTTTGAAAATTGCCGTTTGTTGGAGGAGGATGAATCCGGATATATCGCAAAAATCGCAGTTCATCCGGATTGGACAGGAAAGAAAACCCGTCAGGGAAAAGCCATAAAGGTAATACCAGAAAATGTAGAGTTTATAGATGTATTTAATCCACGTAAAGAGGTGGTCTATGCGCAAATTCGGGCTGCCGGAGGGATTGAAAACTATAAGGGGCAGATACTATGGATTAGCAACACAGGGAAATTCGTGTATCCTATCGGAAGAGCTGACCGTGTGATTACGGAAATGAGTACGGATGAGGGATTAGCCAATGTGAAGTATCGTAATGTGCGTTGTAACTTCATGCCTTCCGGGATGATAATTACAAAGAAAGGTGCTTCTTCGGTACGTTTTGATGAAAACGGAAATCCTATAAAAGAGGATAGGACTAATGAAGATACTGGTTTTTCTGATACTATCGTGCAATTACAAGGAGACACCAATGCGACAAAGGTCTTAGAGGTAACCTTGGAATCTGATGAAGAAAAACCGGAGTTTGTGGATATTAGTCCTAAAAATTATGATAAGGAGTTTACCGTTACTGATGCCAGTGTGGTTGAACGTATTTATTCGGCTTTCGGGCAGGAGCCTTGGTATTGTATCCGGATTGGTAAGGTCGGTTTTTCTGGGGATATATTGGAAGATGCTTTTGAATACTATAACTCTATTGTGTCAAAGCAACAACGCATGATTGAACGGGCTTTTCAGAAAATTTTTGCGCATTGGTATGAACCTCTCAATCCTTCCAATGACTTTAGTGTACAACCTCTTAAATATATAAGAAATGCTGCGATGTCTAATAACAACAGATGAGGTCTATAAGTTGGCTCGTACGATGTCAATACACATCGATACGGAAAAGATAGAGGCATATATTCGGGAGTCGGAGAACATTGATTTGAAGTCAGCTTTGGGTGATGCTTTATTCTTAGATGTGAAAGAACATCCGGAAAATTATAGTGAGTTGCTTAATGGTAGTTCTTATACCATAGAATGTGGAGGAAAACGTTCCTTTGTAGGGCTGAAAACGACATTGGCATATTATACCTATGCTCGTATCGTGAAAAATGGAGATGGAAATGTCACCCGTTTTGGATTTGTCAATAAAGATAACGAATATTCATCGCGTTCTGATTTTAAGGAGAAACTTATGGCTTATAATGATGCTTTCTCTGTTGCTGATAGGTATATGAAAGAATGTGTTCGGTATTTGAATGATAACAAAAAAGACTTTCCGCTGTATAGGGGAAGTGGAGGGATTAATGCTAATCGTGTAACTTTTAGAGTACTTGGTGAATAATGCCTGATACACTTGACATATTAAGGAAACTTGCTCTACAGATAAGGAACGCCTCTTCTGAGGGAGAGAATACCGCAGAGAGGGTTGGACGCACGCTGGTCGGAATCTTGAATCTGTTATCCAAATACTCCCCTGAAGAATTGGAGAAGATTTTTCTGAGGAAAGATCGAGCTGACGGCACAAATTTTCTGTTGAAGTTCGGCGAGTTTATCGACTCGATGGTCGCGGGCAAGGGTGCCGGAATATTCCCTGACGGCCGTATGCAGCTGTCCCGCCTCGAGGTCCGCGACAGCCTTACCGTCCTTGAGCTTATCTTCAACCGTCTCTCCGCCATGGAGAGCGACTATTCCTTCTCCGAGTCTGGTACCATCGAAAGTGTATCGCAGCTTGAAGACGGCACATACAGCCTGAAGATGAAGAAACGGTGGGATAACGACTTTACTGCACTGGCAGAAAACGATGTTGTATATGGTGTTGTCAATGACCTTGCATCAGGTGGCGGCAAGTATTATACCTCCTGGCTACGTGTCTTGCATGTTGACATCTCAGCCAATACGATCAACGCTGTGATGTACCCTGATAGCGAGGTGCCGGGTGGCAAGAATTATCCTCCTGAGCCGTTGATGATATTATCACACCGTGGCAACCCGGTTGATACTGAACGGCAGGGTTATTGGTATCTGTCATCCCGTGAGCATTGTATCTGCATGCTTAACGGGGTCACAAAACCCGTCCTTGAGGAAAGCAACTATTCGGTGATCGTCGGCAGGCTGAAGCATCTGTCTCTGTTCGACAACCTGCCCATCAACTACCTGCACTCTTATATCTACGTCCGGGGATTGGTAGCGCAGGACATCCACCGCATCGACTTCCAAGGCGTATTGCCCCGCATCGCCAACGACCGCGGAGAGTGGAACATGGAGACCGCCACCGGAGCAGAACCCTACCAAGCCGACCGCGAGGCACAGACCGAGACCGTACGTGTGATGATGTACGATACCGTGTGGCACTACGGATGCAAGTGGATGTGTCTTGTTTCCGGCACTACCGACGAACCGAAGTACGGAGCAGCGGGCTGGGCAATGGTCGAGGGCAATCCGGATTTCAGCATCGATATAGAAAGCTCCAATGGCTGGTACTTCGATGCGGAGCGTTTTGCGACCACCCTCACCATTACCGGTGAGCTGTACAACCGTGACGTTACGGCGCATATCCTTGACAGTGATGTGGAGTGGACGCGCGATACGGGCAACGTCACCGAGGACAACGCCTGGGCGGTCGCACACGCGGAAACCGGCAAGTCACTGCCGCTGACGGTCAACGACCTCGGCCCCGACTATATGAACATGACCGGGTGCAAGTTCATCGCACGGGTATTGCTGCGTGACGGGCAGAACAATTATGAGACAATGAATTATATAACTTTCTAATTATGCAGACTATACAGAAGAAGATAGAGGTCAACTACCGCCCTCTCCAGACCAGCGGCGGGATAGAGGTTGTCGGCAGCGTGCCGGACGTGCAGGTGTACCAGGCTGACAAGGCCGAGTACACTCCGGACTACACGCTTACCCCCCTGACGCTGTTCCCCCGGTGCAATGCCACCGACCCGGATGCGGTGGTCAAGGTGGGTGCGGTCAACGCGTCATTGGTCAACATGAAGTGGTACGAGCGCTTGAACGGTGTGCGGACATTGATTACATCTGCCAACAAGAGCTATGTCATTACCGAGACCGGAGCCGAGAAGGGTAAGATACAAGTGAAAAAGAATACCGTTCCCGGCAGTCCGGTAACACTGGAGTTCTACGCCGAGTATGTCGATGTGAAGCGTACTGGACAGACGCACGTCTACCGTTTCAGCCGTCTTGTCCGCGCCGTTGACGGCAGCGAGGCGCAACCTAAGCTGATGGTCGACTCTCCGTCGGCACTTGACTGGAACCCGTGTCGGGACATTGCCAGGCAGGCCATCACCGCCAGACTGCTTGTCGGTGATGTAGATGTCACAGCAACCAACAAGTGCAAGTTCTTCTTCTATCGGAAGCTGAATACGGGCGCACTGGAGCAGATTACCGACGGTAACGGCGACAATGACTGGGAGTTCGTATCACTGACAAAGAACGTGCTTACCATAGACCGGGACTATATCGGCCACGAACAGACCTACGTCGTGAAAGCATCGTACTCGAAGGACGGTGCTCCTTCATCCAAGCCGGACAGTGACATAGACTATGTCTCCACCACCATCCGCAGGCGTATTCCCAGCATCGAGATTGACTGGGAGGGATTTCCGCAGCAGGTGGCCGACGGAACCAAGATGATATACCCGAAACCGGTCATCCGTGATACGGCAGGGATTGTCCCCAATCCCCAGGCCATCCTTGAGTGCGAATGGTACACGAAGGCGGCCGGCGCCTCCTCATACGTGCTGGCCGCTGCCGGGTACTCGCCCTCCATCCCATGCACCGACGGCATGATGCTACAGCTGAAGGTGATTGACAAGGGCCCGTATGCGGCGGTGGTGACATCTGACGGCAAGTACGTGACGGATGACAGCGGTAAGTTTATAGTGGCAAGGAAAAGGGATGTTTAACCATTAATCGATAGCAGTATGGCATTTTATATCAAAGTGACGAGAGAGGTTGCGGACAAGCTGGGAGTGGCAGGAATCCGCAACAGCACTGCCGACGGCAATGTGCTGTTATGGCAGGCCGATGTGGCAGGCTTTCCCGGCGATACGGTATTCGACCGGGCGGCAGTAGTCGGGGGCGTGTGCCTTTCCCCGCAGCAGGCCAAGGGTGAGATAGACGGCGTGGAAGATCCGGTGGAGGTCGCCACTCCGGAGGGTTTCATGGATAAAGACGGGGAGGAGGTGACCGATGAGCGTAGCGAGTAAGGTCGGGCAGGTAATCTTTTCGCAAAAGTCTGGCGTTTACATGCCAGCGATTATGTGCGACAAAGGCGACCTCTATCAAGAGTATGATGGTGAATCGGGTGCTCCGACAAACATAGCCCCCGACTTCACCACGATGAAGCCGACGCTCTCCTTCCTTCTCACCTCCTCACGGGTGGCTGAGGGGGGTGTGGTGCCCTCTTCCATCAGGTGGTATTTCAATGACGTGTTGATAAGCTTCACATCCAACGTTTCCACGAACACGTTCGGCGGCGAGACGGGGCATTTCAAGTACATCCCCTACAAGGCGGGCACTACGAACTATTACGGGCTTCAGATCGTGAAGAACCTGGTGAAGGCGTCGTCCGGTGCGAGCTGCAGCGTCAAGGCGGTGGCTACGGTGACCGTGGGCAACGTGTCGGATGAGGTGCAGTTCGTTTACAGCATCCCTATCACCAAGGGTGTGGGCAACCAGAACGTGGTGACCATCGTTTCCGGAGATGACAAATACTTTGCCATCCGTGAGAAGGGAGGCAGTGTCGTTCTCACGGCAATGGCGAGACGTGGAGCGTCAGAGATCACCTCCGGACTAACCTACAAGTGGTCCAGGATGGTTAACGGTGCCTGGCAGACACTCGTCGACCAGACCGGCAAGAGTCTGACCGTTACGGACAGCCTGGTTGACACTACGGGCATCTTTAAGGTGGAGGTGTCGCAGGGCGGCAATCTGATAGGCCTTGACACGCAGACGGTGATGGACTTGTCAGACCCCTACGACATCATAACTAATCCCAATCCCGAGGATGAGACGATTGTTTCCGGTTCCGGAGGTTCGGTGACTTATACGCCTATCCTTGTCAAGCGGGGACAGACCACGAAGGCAAAGAATATGCTGTTCTATTTTGTCTTTATGGATTCGGCAGGGGTCATTCTCAATCCGGCTACGGCGAATGTGGCTGCGGCAAGCGGTACCTGCACTGAAGCTATGTGCCAGCAGGCAGGCGGCAATGTTTCATGGACAATCTCAACGGCAGCATGATATGGCAAAGAAAGCGTTGGCAAGCAAGACGGGAGAAGTGAAGTATCTCCAGCAGGGACCGATCGGTCCGCTGGTCTATCCGGCTGGAGAATATTCCGCATCCACAGGCTACACCCGTACGGCTCTATCGACACCGATGGTACTGTGTGAAGGTCAATACTACGTGTTGGCTAAGGAGGGCACATTTAAGGGTGTCAACCCCAAGACAGACTATGCGGCAAACGGCAGTAAGGCGACATGGGTAGTGATGGACAAGATACAGTATGCCTTTATCGAGGTACTGATGGCGAATTTCGCCAAGCTGGCAAGTGCGGTGTTCTATGGGCAGTATATGTTTTCGCAATACGGAATAAAAGCCGATGGCTCTGCTGTAGAAACGGTAGGCGGATATAAAGATTTTAATTACAATGACCCGATGAATCCGGCAAACAAGTTTCGACCAAACTTACTCCTTGATTTTCTGACTGGGAGCTTCAAGGGACGTAATGTTGAAGTTGAGGGGACAATTATTGCCAATGCATCATTTGTTCGGATGCATGATTTCCGTGCAAACGAGGGGTATTTCTTTTTGAATCCGGCTTTTGGCTCTGAATTTCGGAATGGCCGTCCAAACCGAATTTCCCAGAGTATGTATATGCTTCCAGAGGCTGTCCAATATAATGGGATGAAAATCTCGTTGACAATATATAATGCAGCAATGGGAAGCACTTATGGTTATACTTCAGTTGTAACAACAGATGGATTTAATGAACTTACATTTGAAAATAATGAATATCATTATTGCAATAAGATCGCTATATCAAAAAGCGGAGTATATGAGTTCATGTCATTAGGTGCAATATGGATTCTAACTAAAGGAACGGACGTAGCCTATTCTTATGCGGAATTGGAAGAACGTACTTACGAAGACCCAATTAATTAGCAAAATATTAAACAAAACGAGAATAAAAACAAAATGTTAAACCGGTTGTCGTTTTTATCCGAAAATGACGACCCTCAAAAGTACAAGGGATATGATAGAAAAGGTTAATATAACAGATGCCAATGTGGTTGAGTTAATCAGAGAAAAACTGCCTGCTGCAACAGAAGCAAACAAGGGACTTATGCAAGCTAATGGATTTGAACAAGGTAAGAATATATTAAATGAAGAATACGATAGTAAAATCAGTGCCGGTGTATATTCATCTACTGATAATTTAAATAATATGGGCACTGGAATTTTATTAGCGCTAAGAGGGTTTCAATACACAGCCCATTTATATATTACCAACTCTGCAAGAATATATATTAAAACCATTCGTAGCAATGGAGAGGTTTTGAAAGATTGGACGTTAATAAATAATACCAAAACATAAGAGACTTTTGGAGTATCCATTTTCCTACCCTATCCTTTGACCCTCAAAAGTACAA